CACCGCAAAAAGATTGGTATATGAACGTCGCTCTAGGCGAGCGTTTGATGAAACATATGGATGAGCTTAGCCCTAATTCACAGTGGTCTGATGAAATGGACGTTGTTTCCCAAACTAAAGCGGCCGATAAAAACGGTGAAACCGCATGGACGCGTTCTGACTTATACGATGAAATTCGTGGTGCGCCTTGGGGCGAGATGGACACAGATTTAAAGAAGGCAATGTGGCTGCGCGCGTATGATGAGGCGCATTTTGGAAACGCTTTCCGCGAGGTTTCGCCAGAAGGCGATATTTTAGATTATGTTCGCAAAAAAGACGGCACGCCATCAACTTTAGTTCATCAAAGTTTTGGCAACATTGCGAAAGCAATTCGCATTATGGAAGGCGATGGAAAACTTAGTTCAATATCTGGAGAGCTTGGGTCTGAACATAAGGTGCGAAATTTCTTTAATAACATTCTAACGCCTGAAAGCCCTTTTGATGTTACTGCGGACACGCACCAGATCGCTGGCGGCTTACTGATGCCATACGGATCGTCAGCACCGGAGGTCGGGCACGGGTTAGCGGGAGAATCAGCTCCTAAATCTGGTATGCCGTGGTCCACAACTGGCGGCAAAGATAGCGGTACTGGTGGCGCTTATGGCCTACATTTTGATGCGACAAAACGTGCGGCAGAAAAGATCGAAGGCAACTGGCTGCCACGTCAAATGCAATCCATTACCTGGGAACAATTACGCGCTCTAATGCCATCAACGCTGCGCGGGAAAAGTCCGTTCGTTAACGTGGCCCGCACAATTTGGCGCATGAAAGACGAGGGCCAAATTACTGGCGAAGAGGCGCGTAATTTGATAATCACTGAGGCGCGTAAATTTGGCGGCGGTGCCAAACCGTCATGGGTTGACTATAGCGGCCCACGTCGGTCAATAGCAAAAGGCGCCGGCGCAACCGCGGGCCTCTTAGGTGTAACAGGTGCCGGTCTAGCGTCCGCACAAACAAATAGGGATAAATGATGGACTATGAAATCTCTGAAATGGCGGCGCAGCTAGATGCCGAGATGAACCCCGACGCGATGAGCGAAGACGAGCTGCAAGGCATCGTCGGCAAAGAGCTAGAGGACGCAATTGACTACGCGGATAATTATGTGTCGCCACTACGCGCCACCGCGACAGAATATTACCGAGGCGACCCATTCGGCAACGAGGAAGAGGGCCGCAGCCAAGTGGTCAGCATGGACGTGCGCGACACGGTGCAGGCCATCATGCCGTCGCTGATGCGTATTTTCCACAGCACCGAAAACACGGTTGAATACGCGCCCCAGGGGCCCGAAGACGTGGCCGCGGCTAAGCAGGCGACGCAATACGCTAACTACATCATCAATCGCGACAACAACGGGTTCTTGCACATGCACGCCGCGTTCAAGGACGCGCTGATCCGCAAGGTCGGCATTCTCAAGTGCTACTGGGACGACCAGACACGCATTGAGACAACAGACCTCACTGGCCTCGATGACGCCGCCCTAGCGGCGCTGTACGCCGACCCTGACGCCGAAATCTCCATTGTCGCGTCTGAGCCTATCGGCGATCCCGATTTTGACCCTATGACCGGGGAAATTCTGCCCGCGCCCATGATGCATTCCGTGCGCGTTAGCTACACTTACCCTGATGGCCGCGTGAAGCTAGAGGCAGTGCCCCCGGAAGAATTCCTGATTTCGCGTGAGGCGAAGGACATCACGACGTCGGACTATGTGGCGCACCGCCGCATTGTGACCGTGTCTGAGCTAGTTGCGATGGGCTACGACGCCGACGAGGTTGAGGGGCTAGCGTCAGCGCATGACGACATGAACCGCAACGTTGAGCGCCACACGCGCAACCCGTCCCTGATTAACGAGATGAACGAGCGCGACGACCCTGCGATGCGCAAGGTGTTGTATGTGGAAAACTACATCAAGGTGGACTACGACGGCGACGGCATTGCGGAGCTGCGTAAAATTTGCACCGCGGGTGACGCAAACGAAATCCTAATGAACGAGCCATGCTCGATCGTGCCGTTCGCGTCGTTCTGCCCCGATCCGGAGGCGCACGACTTCTTTGGCATGTCAGTGGCAGACGCCGTTATGGATATCCAGAAAATCAAGTCATCCATCATGCGCAACACGCTAGACAGCTTGTCCATGTCAATCCACCCACGCGTCGCTGTGGTTGAGGGCATGGTGAACCTGGAGGACGTTTTGTCAACTGAGGTTGGATCCGTTATCCGCCAGAGAGCAGCCGGACAGGTGCAGCCAATGACAATGCCGTTCGTTGGTCAGCAAGCGTTCCCAGTGTTGAAGTACATGGACGAGGTTAAGGAGAGCCGTACAGGCATCTCAAAGGCCTCTGCGGGGCTAGACGCCGGCGCTTTGCAGTCATCCACCGCATCGGCCGTTAACGCCACTGTGAGCGCCGCACAGCAACACATTGAGCTGATTGCGCGTATCTTTGCAGAGACAGGCATGAAGCAGCTCTACAAGATCGTGCTAAACCTGATTACGACGCACCAGGATCAGCCGCGCATGGTTCGCCTGACAAATGAATTTGTGCCAATTGATCCGCGCGTGTGGAATTCTAACATGGACGTCTCGATCAACGTCGGCCTTGGCCGCGGTACTGACACTGAGCGCATGATGCTGCTACGCCAGATCGGCGACATGCAGAAAGAGGCAATCTCGACAATGGGCCCTGTCAATCCGTTGACAGACATGGTCAAGCTATCAAATACACTAAAAGCGATGACGGAGCTTGCCGGGTTCAAGGACGCGTCGCAATTCTGGTCTGACCCGACGCAGTACCAAGCGCCGCCGAAAGAAGACAAGCCGGACATAAATGAACAGTTGATCATGGTTCAGATCCAGCAGATCCAAGCGGACATCCAGAAAAAGGCCGCTGAGCTGACGCTAGAGCGCGAGAAGATGATGATGGATGACGACCGCAAGCGTGATGAGCTAGACGCTGAGCTATTCGTCAAGGCGGAAGAGCTGCAAGCTAAATACGGCACGCAGATGAACGTCGAGGACGTCCGCGCGCAACTGGCGATGAACCGCGAGATGTTGCGGGCGCAGACGGAGGTCATTAAGGGCGCGATAGACGATGAAGAGTAAGCAGCAAATCATAGACGACGGTCAGGAGGCAAAGCGCCTCCTAGACGACACTGATCTAAACCGTTTTCTCGATGAGATTAAAGGGGATTGTTGGGTGCAGTTTGAGGCGACTGCCCTAGACGATAGAGAGGGCCGGGAGGCCATTTACATGACATTGCGTGGGGTTGAGACGGTGCGACAATCGCTCCGAGCAATGGTGGATAACGCGACTATTGAAAAACGAGAGAAATAGCCGCATAATATGGAGTTAATGAGATGTCAGAAACCAACACCCCTCGCGGGACTGATCTGAACAGCGCTCAAGAAGCAATCAGCGCCATACTCGCGCCCCAAGAGGATACCGCGACTGAGCCTGAAGCGCCGGAGGTCGAAGCGACAGAGGAATTTGTCGAAGAGGCCTATGAACCACAATCTGAGCCGGAAGGTGACGAGGAGGTTCAACTTGAAACCGAGGATTACGAGGATCAAGACGACGACGCATCTTTCGACCTACTGGCCGCGACGGTTGAGGTAGACGGCGAAGAGATTACCGTTGAAGAATTGAAACGAGGAAATCTAAGGCAGAGAGATTACACACGCAAGACACAGGAATTGGCGGAAGCGCGTAAGCTGATGGAAGCCGAATACCAGGAAATTGCGAGTGAGCGGGCACAATACGCTCAACTATTGCCTGCATTGCAGCAACGGTTAGAGCAAAACGAGCAAGAACCTGATTGGGACACTCTGTACGATATGGACCCCCAACAGGCAGCAAAGGCGGAGCGCCAGTGGCGCGCACAGCAAGATCAACGCAAAGAGCAGGTCGAAGCTGTAAAAGCCGAGCAACAGCGACTGCAAGCGATGCAACAGCAACAGGTGGCTCAATACCAGGAGCAATACATTGCACAGCAACGCGAGGTCCTGCCGGATATCATCCCAGAGTGGCGCGACACAAAGGTGCGTCAGCGGGAGACAGGCGAACTTAGAAATTTCCTCCTGCAAGAGGGTTTCACCGCCGAAGACATATCTGGGTTAGCAAATGCAACGCTCGTAAAGCTGGCACGCAAGGCAATGCTATACGATCAAGGACAAACCCGGGCGACGCAGGCGAAAGCTAAGCCGAAACCGAAATCCAAGACGTTAAAGGCAGGGTCGCGCGGATCGCAGCCAAAACCAAAGGGCGCCCGTGTCCAAGCGCTACAGCGCGCACAGTCTGGTCGCGTCAGTGATGCCGCGGCTGCAATTAAAAATCTTCTATAGGAGGCCATTATGGCAATCGTAGCAAATACATTCACTAGCTTTGACGCGAAAGGCATACGCGAAGAGTTAAGTGATGTGATCAACATGATCTCACCCGAGGATGTTCCTCTGCAAAGCAACATCGGTTCAAAGAACGTAAGCAACACTTATTTTGAGTGGCAACACGATTCGCTTGCCGCTGTTGACACAACAGCGCGCATTGACGGAGACGATGTCTCAGCGTTTGATTCAACATCAGCGACCACACGCGTAGGTAACTACACACAGATCCTACGTCGCTCAGTCATCGTTGCGGACAACCTAGGTTCACAAGACCTTGCGGGCCGCAATGACGAGATGGCAATGCAAATCGCAAAGCGTGGCCGTGAATTGAAGCGCGACCTAGAATCAGTTTTGACTGCGAACAACGCAGCCGTTGCTGGTAACTCATCTACAGCGCGCGAAACAGCGGGCCTAGGTGCATGGATCGCGACAAACGACGTCCTAGGTACAGGCGGCGCATCACCAACTGGTGACGGCTCTGACGCGCGTACAGACGGCACACAAGCTGATTTCACTGAGGCAATGCTAAAATCAGCAATGCAAGCGGCGTACACAGCGGGTGGTCAGCCATCAATCCTTATGGTTGGTCCGTTCAACAAAACACAAGTATCTGGTTTCGCGGGTATCGCGGCACAGCGCTACCAAGCGCCATCAGACGCACCGACAACAATCATCGGCGCGGCTGACGTATACTTGTCAGATTTTGGCACATTGAACGTCGTTCCTAACCGCTTCCAGCGTGAGCGTGACGCGTGGTTACTCGACCCAGAATATGCGTCAGTTTGCTACCTACGTCCGATCCAGAAAGTGGATCTTGCGAAAACAGGCGACGCTTCTAAAGCGATGCTCTTGGTTGAAGCGGGCTTAGAGGTGGGGGCAGAGGACGCACACGCAGGCGTGTTCGACCTTACAACCTCATAGTATTGTCGGGGCGGCTACGGTCGCCCCTACTCTTTTGGAGGATACGATGACTAAGCGACTATTCAGTCACGACGCCGATCAAGGCATCACGAAATATTGGCACGTCAAGGGCAATGGGGAGTATGTCGTTGAGACGGTGCAGGACGTTAGCAAGATCGCAAATTTCAACAAGCGACAGTACAACGAAACCCCCGATAAATATAGCGACGTCAACAAGGTGGCATCGATCCCGCTTTCAGTGTATTATCAGCTCAAGCAGCAAGGTATAGCGGATGACCCGGTGGCCTTGAAGAAGTGGTTGAACGATAGCGACAACCAGGTGTTTAGAACAAGGGCGGGCAAGCTGTGAGCATTACGACCTACGATGAACTGAAATCGGCCATCGCGGATTTTCTTAACCGCGATGATTTAACGTCGGTGATCCCGACGTTTATCTCACTGGCTGAGGCAGATATGAACCGAAAAGTGCGCCACTGGCGCATGGAAAACCGCGCAACGGCAGAGGTAGACGGCAGATATAGCGCAATACCGCCAGATTTTCTGGAGCCGATTAGGTTGCACTTAGAGGGCGATCAGACGCC